ACGTAATAGAGCCATGTGGGGAGGGAGTGGTAGTGTATTAGATCCAGATAAACAAAGATTATATGAGACAAGAGACGGGAAGACGATACCATTAAAGTATACTAAATGGACAGAGGCTTTTACTATGAGCGATTCACAATTGGAACATAAAATGTGGAGGTTAGAGCGACTATATGGCACGACATTCACAAAGCAGGAAGTTAAGAAACAGAGAGAAGTGATAAATGTAGCATTCAAGACATTCTTCATGATGGACTGCATCAGTAAACTTTGGTGGAATGAATATATCAAGGGATCTAAAGCCAGCACACTCTGGATGACACAGGAGCAGAGGATGGAGATGTGGGAGCAGTTGGCTACCATGAATGGATGGAATATGCCTCTAGATCAGGCAGAGTTTGATCAACAACAGTTGAAGGCAGAAGTTGACATAACAATAGATGAGATGAGGAATGTATGTTGGTTAAGCACCGAGAATAAACAGCTAGATGATTTGTTCGGGGTATTACAGTATAACATGGAGGAAGGGATGATAAAAGTGGGGGATAAACTTGTACCATATAAGAATGGTGTTTTAAGTGGACTAAGGTGGACAGCAGATATAGATACAATAATCAATGAAGCACTAAGAGATATTGCTATTGACATGGCACATGATCTAGGTATAATGATAAAACCACTGTTTTCAGTGGCTCAGGGTGATGATGATGTATTTAATTTTGGATCAAAACAGGAAGCAATAGCGATGGCTGAGTGTTATAAAATGATGAACTTCAAAGTAAACCCAACTAAATTCTTCATAAGACAGGGTGACAATGAATTTTTGCGGAAAAGGATAACAAATGGAGTTGTAATGGGATACGCAGCACGTTCCGTCGTGTCCCTTTTGTTTAGGAACGTCGCAAAAGAAGAAGTTGAAATAGGCCCACTTGCAGCAAACACAATCGGAGATAAATGGCTAAGATTTTCAAATAGATTAGATGTACCCATGCTCATCGGAGAGTGCGTTTTTGACATTGCACACGCAAACCACTGGAATGATAAAGAGACAAGAAGTTGGCTCTTTACACCAGCAGCACTCGGTGGATTTGGATTCGGTCCAAGTGATGGGGATTGGTACATGCTACCAGAAATAAAGATGGAAAGAGGAAAGATCAAAGACAATATAGCAATAAAGCAATTTGCAGAACTAGGTGATCAAAAGTTAACAGGTGAATTTGTAGTTAATACAACCTCACCTACGAAAGTAGTATTACATGATCTGGTCATGCCGAGACCGGTAGATGTAGTAGTGCCAAGTAACAATTACAGCAGAAAATTAGATATACCTAGACTTAGACAGACACAATACAATGCAAAACTGATGCCAATAAGATCTTTAGAGCAAATCCTTAGTAACATTGAGAACACAGAAGAGATTGAATTCGTAACAAGAAATATGACAAAGAGAATGAAAGACGAGTTTATCAGGGAAGGAATTTCAGCAACATGTCCAAGGGTACAAGGATGGTCAACAGAATACTTAAGTAGCAAATGGCAAACAAGAAGAGAAAATATTTTTGCAAGACTACTAGCTAATAACGCAACAATTAAAGACTATCAAAGAGCACAATACGCTGAGGAGGTACACTGGCAACCACAAATGTCAGTACGCATAGCAGAGTAACATAACCGCGGAACAAACAGTTACATGAGAAGACCACCCAAACAATCGGCAGTCGTCGGGTGGAGAACGAATAGATTTCCCAGGGGCACCTGGG